TATGCCAGTGGCATCGGCTACTGCGTCAATGCGGCGATCCTGAAGCGCATCACGAATTTGCTCTGGTGTCATTGCTGTTTTCCTTACCTGTAAATTCTATTTGACAATGCGCTAACGTCACGGTGTAATGTCAATAGGCAGGTTGTAGAGCGTGACCCTGCCACGCAAGGCCAATGAGCCGAAAGGAACTGATTATGAGCTTGATGGAAACCATCAGCACACCGCAAGATCGACCAGTGATGGTGACGATTTTGCGGCGATAGCGGACTGGGGAAAACGTCTTTAGCCGCGACATTCCCAAAACCTATTTTTCATTCGGGGCAGAAGTACGGGATGCAGTCAATCCCCGCCGCGCACCGACCTGACGCGTTTCCGGTTGTGCATGATGTAGACGGTCTGTGGGCCCAGCTAAAGCCGTTATTCACGAGCCGCACGAGTATAAAACTTTGGTTAGTGGATAGCGTCACCGCACTTGAGCGCCTGTTTGGCGAAGACGTGCTGCGAAAAGACGGCAAGGCCAAGTCACTGAATCAAGCGAACGGCGGCTATGGTGCAGGATTTGCGGCGGTCGGCACGATGCACCGGCGTGTCTTGAAGGCGGCGCAGCTATGCGTTGAAAAGCGCGAAATGCACGTTGTCTTTGTTGCACACGCCGATACCGAAACAATGAAATCCCCAGATGTTGATGATTACATGCGATATTCTCTGCGTCTGAATCAAAAGTATAGCATCGCGCCTTATGTGGACGATGTGGATATTGTCGGGTTCCTGCGCCTTGAGACGTTCCTGCGCGGCGAAGACGGCGACCGGAAAAAAAGCCATCAGCAGCGGGGATCGTGAACTGATTACTCACGCGACCGCAACGGCTGTGAGCAAAAACCGCTTTGGCATAACTGATCCGCTGCCTGTAACGGCGGGAATCAACCCGCTGCGTGGCCTTGTGCCGGGCTTTGGCAAGGCAAGGAGAACAGAAGTACCCGCAAAAGATGAAGCGGCAACCGAAGAAAAGGAAACAGCATGAGCTTTTGGGATTTAGGAGACGGGTCTAGCGCCGCAGACAACCCCGATAAGGAATACGAAATCCCCGGCGGCGGTGATATGACGCCGATTCCCGGCGGGTCAAGCGTTCTAGCATTGATCGACGAGGCTAAGTGGGATCAGCGCAACGAGGCAGAATACATCAATCTGCGCTGGTCAATCATGGCGCCGGATGAATACAAAAAACCGCAAGGTGTTTCAAAAGCTGTGGGTGACTGACGACGATCCAAACGCCAAAGACGCTGACAAGGCTGCTAAGAAGCGCGACAAGGCGAAGCGTATGCTGGCGGCGATTGATGCCAACGCGGGCGGGAAGTTGGGGCAAGAAAGGCGAAATGCCGACCGACGATAGCCTTACAATGTGCCTGACAAACAAGCCGATGATTATTTCTCTGCAAGTCTGGTCCATGCCGGACCGTGAACAACCTGGCGAAAAGATCGAAGGAAATTGGGTTTCGGCAGTAGCGCCAAAATCAAAAGGCGTTGATGTGAAGGCCGCGCCCGCGCCAAAGCCGAAAGCGGCGCCGCTTGCTGGTGATCTTGACGACGAAATTCCTTTCTAAACAAGCCAACGGCGGGGTTAGCGCCCCGCCGTTCACACCGCAAACACATGAGGGGATAGACATGGAACAGCGTAGCAAGGAATGGTTTGAGGCGCGTCGAGCAAAAATTACTGCAAGCGCTGTTGGCGGGATACTTGGCAACAGCCCATATCAAAAGCGGGCCGACGTGCTGCGCCGCATGGTGCGCGAATATCACCGCGCCGAATCAGAATTTAGCGGAAACATAGCAACCGAATACGGCACCCGAAACGAAGATGGCGCGCTGGTCGAGTTTGAAATGGAAACCGGACTGACTGTTCAGGCGGTTGGATTTATCACACGCGAGGATTGGGCGGGGTGCAGCCCGGACGGATTATTGAGCGATTACGCCGGGCTTGAAATAAAGTGTCCATTTGGCAAGCGTAAGGATAAAAAGCCAGCGTTCAAAACGCTGCGCGAGCAGCCCCACTACTACGATCAAGTGCAGTTTTCGCTTTGGGCGACCGACCGCATGGCGTGGTTGTTTTACCAATGGGCGCCCGGCGGGGCCGTACTGGAAACGGTATCTGTCGATCGGGCATGGCAAGACGAAAACCTGCCGAAGCTACGCCAGTTCTATGCTGAGTATCTGGACGCGTTAAAGGTGCCGGACGACTACCTTGAGCCGCTGCGCGCCGAGGTTGATACATTTGAGGCGCAGCGCATTGTTTCGGAATATGACCAGCTCAGTGAGGCGATCGACAACGCCACGTCGCGCAAGAAAGAACTGCTGGTAGAAATGGTGCGCCTAGCGGGTGATCGAGACGCAATCTTTGGTGGGCGCAAGCTCACGCTAGTGAAGCGCGTCGGATCCGTGTCCTATGCCAAGGCCATTGCCAAATATGCGCCCGGTGCGGATCTTGAGCCGTTTCGCGGAAAGGCAAGCGAGGGGTGGAAGTTGTCGTGAAACTCCGCCCGTATCAGCAGACCGCCCATGATGCCGCCGTTCGATACATGGGGCTGAGCACTGATCCGTTTTGCATCGTGGCGGCAACCGGAGCGGGGAAAAGCCTCATTATCGCCGCACTGGCTGACACAATCCACGCCAAGACAGGCAAGCGGATATTGTGCCTAGCGCCCAGCGCGGAGCTGGTGGTTCAGAACGCTGAGAAGTTTTTTGGCAACGGGCAGCCCCGCCAGCATTTACAGCGCCAGCGCTGGGGGGCGATGCTTGCGCCATAAGGTTGTTTTCGCCAGCCCGCTGACGGTTAAAAACCGCATCAGCGCGTTTCAAAAGCACGGTGATAATGGGTATGCTCTGATTGTCCTGGATGAATGCCATCAGATCACGCCGACAATCAAGGGTATAATTGAGGCAATCCGCATGGCAAACCCAAACGTGCGAGTGTGCGGCCTGACTGCCACGCCATACCGGCTGGGCAGCGGGTATATTTTTGCCAAGTGGCCGGACGGGAAAGCTAACGGCGAAAAGTCTTGCCGCACACCATACTTTACACAATGCGTTGATGAAATCGGCGCGCGCGCGCTCATAGATATGGGCTACCTCACGCCGCCGGTAATCGGCCAGATTAACGCAGACGGATATGATACCGGCGGGCTTGTGGCGAACCGCATGGGCAATTTTGACGCAGCCGCGGTGGATCAGGCATATCACGGCCACGGGCGGAAAACGGCTGCCATTGTGGCTGATATTGTGGCGCAATCGCGCAACCGCGCCGGGGTGCTTATTTTCGCCGCGACAGTGCAACACGCGCATGAGGTTATGGCGAGCCTGCCGCCTGAGTATTCCGCCATTGTAACGGGCGAAACGCCGCGCCGTGAGCGTGAACGGATGCTGCGTGACTTCAAGGCGCGCAAGCTGAAATACATGGTCAACGTATCGGTTTTGACTGTCGGGTTTGACGCCCCTCATGTTGATGTGGTGGCGATCCTGCGAAAGACGGAGAGCGTTGGTTTTACTACAGCAGATCGTCGGGCGCGGCCTTCGCCTTGATGGCGGAAAAGGACGATTGCTTGGTCCTCAATTACACTACCAATCTTGACGACCACTGCCCCGACGGTGAATTTGTTTTCGCCAGTTATTCGTGCCGGTGCTGCGCCAAAAGAAGGCGGCGATGTTGAAGTGATGTGCCCGGAATGCGGGACCATAAATGAGGTCAGCATGAATGGCGAATACGAGGACTACGAACATGACGAGGCCGGGTATATTCTGGACCTTGAAGGCGAACAAGTGCAGTCTGAACATGGCCCCATTGCCATGCACTACGGGCGGCGCTGCATGGGCCTTACGCCAGTAGGCGCGCAAGGCAAGCATGAGCGTTGCGGCTACCGCTGGACCAGCAAGGAATGCCCACACTGCGAAGCGCCGAACGATATTGCGGCGCGATATTGCGCCGAGTGCAAAGGGGAAATCGTCGACCCGAATGAAAAGCTTCATGCGGACTTCAAGGCGCTAAAGCGAGATCCGACCAAACCCCAAACGGATGATGTTGTTCGCATGGAGTGCGTGCCAGGCGTGTCTCGCGCTGGCAACAAAACAATGCGAGTGGAGTTTGTCACTAAGTGGCGGCAGTTCACAATATGGCTCATGCCAGATGGAACGCACACCCGCGCTATGCGTGATTGGCGCATGTTTGCAGATGCGACGAATGACGGTGAGGCCTCGCCGCGCACCGTGTCGTATTCCAAGGATGCGGAAAGCGGTTTTTTTAGGGTGCTGGGGTACGATCGCGCGCCAGATATGGAGCCGGAAACATGAAATTTGGCCAAGCAGAAACGGCTGGGATTTTGATCTATGGTGACAGACTATATCGCGGGAAGTGCGCAGTCGAAAGCATGGAGCAGGTGACGCTTTTTAACTGGCTGCGCCGCGAATACCCGGAAACTCTGGGCGCTCTTGCCGTTCATCCCCGCAATGAGGGGCAGCTTAGGGGCGGTCAGTTCCATGGGATGCAGAAGGTTAAGGCTGAGGGAATGACGCCGGGGTCCAGTGATATTATCATACCGGGCGCGCCCGCGTTTGTTTGTGAAATGAAGCGGCGCGACCACACAAAAAGC